GAAACCAGTAGTACCAAAACCAACAGGTACGCCACCATCAGTACCACCAGTGTAGTCACCTTGTGAGAGGTTTGCACTGTTGTTCTGTGCTGAGAATGCAGTATCAGGCTCGTTGAAGAGTGCTTCCTCTCCACTCTGACCTTCATATCTGGTTCTCATTGCAAAGATCAGTCCAGTAGGACCATTCATTGGCTGAACACCAGCCAGATCATATGCAACAAGGTTAGGCATTGAACGTCTGATCAATGAGATCAGAACTGGATCAAAACCTGCAACAGGACCAGCAGCTGCAGCAGAACCTGAGAAACCAGGGTTAGATGCGGACTGGGTGTTGATGTTAGGAGCTGCTTCAGAAATGAAGGCTCTCTCTTCTCTTAAAAATCTTTCTTGGTTTTCTAGCAGTTGAGCGGTTACGGCTCTCTTATAGGGATCTTTGATGTTATCAAGACCCTCTGCTTCTAAGAGAGGCTTCCACTTTGACTGCAACTGTTCATTAAGGAACATTTGCTTTTTCTCCTTGTTTTAGTCTTGTTAAAGTGTTTTTAACTACAAATATTTAGTATAACCTAGATTTCACTTAAATTTGGAAAGTGCTCTCAGGTAAGCATTCATTGAAGGAGAGAACTCCTCAACGTTTTCTTGGATGAGCATTTCTTCTTTTTGTGTGGCATTAGAATTTCTTGGGAAATATGATTCCTTCAGAGTTTCTAACTTACCACGATAGTCTGACTCACTTTCAAACTCAACACCTTCAGCAAGACTTGCAAGTTTTTCCTTCTGAGTTAAAGCTAACCCTTCAGTTACTTCATTAAAAATGGTATCACTTACAGCTTCGCTAAGTCTATGGTTTAGTTGAACATTTCTTTCGATCTGCTCATTGAGTTTTGACTCCATTTCATCTAGTCTTTCGACCATTCCTTCAAGTACATCATATTTCTCTTCAGGGATAGTTACATAATGTTCTTCAAAAAGACCCTTCAATCCAGTCATGAAGGATTCTGATAATTCTGACTTGATTCCATTTTCAATTTGAAGAGCATTCTCTTCAACCCATTCTGTGGAAACATACTCAAGGTAGGAATCAACTCTTTGAGTAAGTTCTTCTCTGATTGTGGTAACTTCTTCTACAAGATCTTTCTTGTACTGCTCTTGCATTGCTTCTACAGCAGAGACAAGCTTTGCCTTGACTACTGCTTCAAAGATGGTCTTTGCTTTTGCAGTGAACTCTTCAGACAGTTGCTCTCCCTCAGAGAGTGCATTGATGTCATCAGAGTAATCAACTTCAGTATTGATGATTTGATCCAGTTTCTCTTCTAGAGAAATGGTCTCTTCTTCTGCAACAACTTCCTCTTCTGCTTCAGTCTCTGATTCTACAACCAGATCCTCTTCCTTTGCCTCAGTCTCTTCATAAGACATTGCTGCCTTATTTGCTTTTGGCATTGGATCAGCAGCCTTGGAACCTTTGGTTACAACATCACTAACCTTTTTAATAGTTTTAGTAGGTGTTGCAATCTTGTTGCTGTCATCTGTTGGCTTTGAGTTCTGGGGGGTAGGACCACCTAGATCTTCAATAGTGCCAGCATCAGGAACATAGTTTGGAGCCTTTTGCATAGGATCCGCACTCTTTGCTCCTCTAGTTACTGCATTTTCCATTTCTTGTAAATCGTTACCGACGCTCATTTTTATGCTCCGAATAAAAATATTCTTAATTTATTCTATATTTATTTATAAATTACAGATTTAACAAATACTCACCAAATAGTCTGAGTTTTGCTTTGTCATCTAGTTTTTTCTGTTCAGAAAGTTTTTCAACCTTCTTAAGAGTAGCATGTGCGTTCATCTCTTTGAGAATTCCGCCATCCCATACCCACTCTTTACCTTCCATGATTCCTTCAACAAAAGCATCAGGTGCAGATGGGTCAGCAACGATATCTGCTGCAGTAGCAAGCATGAAGTCGTCACCAATGTATTTAACGCCATTTTTCTCAACAAGTGATCCAACACCTCTTGAGGAAACACCAAGTTTTACTCCTTCACCAAGAAGTGACTTGGCAATGTTGCCCATTGGAGTGTCAAGAAGTTTTGCTTTACCAACAAAATTATTTCCTTCTTGAGTCAAACTGGTAATCATGTGAGATACTCTATCCAGATTTACAGTTGGACCATCTGGATGTCCAAGTTCCCCAAGTGCTCTACCTTGCTTGATAAAACTTTCATGATACTTTGCAACTTCTCTTGAGAGAACATCAATAGGATAGTTTCTCCCATTTCTGTTTGTTACTTCAGCTTGAAGAAAAGGACCCTGAATATACAGAGTCTTTTTGCCATTGGATTCTTCAGTAATAATTTCTACTGATTCGATTTCTTCCGTGATTAGTTTCATGGTTGTTTAGGGGTCTGTTACTTCTGAGATGTATACACCTGTTGCAGTTCCACCAAGTCCAAGGGCAGCAACCTTAACACTTCTTGCAGCATATGCACCAACTACACTAGTAATTGGTCCTGGAGTAGAAGAAGAATCAAAACTTATGGTGATAGAACTTTCAGTTTTGCCAGTTACTTGATTGTGACTTGTGTTGATTCCAGCGGGAGATGCTCCAACAATGGAAACAAAATCTCCAACTAGAAAAGGATTACCAGCATTTTCCCCAAAGGTAATGGTTGTGGTTGATCCAGTGGTAATGCCAGAGATTACTTGCTTAGCAATTCTCTCTCTTAAAACTTCTGGATCTCCTTCTAAAATTGCAAAATCACTTGTTGTTGCTGTTGGGTTTGTGCCAATTGCAACAGCAACAGCAGCACCAACAGGGGCAATTCTAATGTTGCCAGTTTTTAGTGTAATTGAAGTGCTCTGTGTAGATGCTGCACCAGCACTTGTTATTGGTGCAACTGTCTGCACTAATTTGATAGCCATAATTAATTACTCTTCCTCTTGGGTAAACATTGACTGCGCAATAGCAGGTTTCAACTCATCAATAATGCCAGCAGATCTGGCATAGAGAAGTTCCTTAATTTTGTCAGTTGTCTGCTCTGGAGATGCACCAGAAAGGACCATATCAATAAAATCAGCAGAAGAATCCATAAGAATATTATAAGTACTTGAAATTATTTATATTTCCGCACCTTTGGCATTAACTGTAGTTGCCTTGTCTGCACTAGAAATGTCAGGTTCTTTGGGAACTGCACCCATTGGTTGATTGCCAGCTGCCATTGGATCTAGTGGCATACCATCAGGTCCAACAGGAGGAAGGAGTTTTGGATCAGTGTATTTACCATCCTTAATTTCCTTCTCAATGAGTTTGTCTTCATCAACAATCTCTTGATCAGTTTGTCTGAGGATCTTCCTTCTTACATAATCTTCAGAGTAATATCTACCAATGTAAGGTTCAACTGCAACCATAAGATTGAGTCTCTCATTCATTAGTTCAGTCTCTTTCAATTCTGAGAAGTGACCATCATAGAGATAATCATATTGAATATGATCACTCATCTTCTCCCAATCTTCTGGGGTAACAATGTTTTTGAGAATTAATTGTGTTTTTAAGATGTCATGGAATACATTGCTAAATCTCTTTCTCAATCTTCCAACAAATTTACCAAACATTAATTCATCTCTCAGAATCTCTGAAGATCTGCCAAGATTGAATCCACCATCAGATGCAGTTCTAGATTCTGGAACATTCAATGCTCTAAAGAGTTTCTTTTGGAAATACTGAACATCAGTAAGTTCTCCAAGATTCTGACCACCAGGAAGAGTAGAGATTTCAGTTCCTCTACCACCCTCTCTTCTAGGGAGCCAGAAGTCTTCCATCATACTCATGAACTTCTTATCATCTTTCATTTCGCCAGTATTGGCATCATAAACAAGTTTGTTTCTATACCTGTTCATGACATCTCTAAGGTATTGCTCTGCTTTTACCTTAGGAAGATTGCCAACATCAATGTAGAAAATTCTTCTTTCTGGTGCTCTTGAAAGTCTGTAAATGACAAGAGCATCTTCAATCATTCTAAGTTGATTGAGTGCTTTGATTGCTTTATGTAAATATGAAAGTGTTAATTGCTTGTTTCTATCTACAAGACCAGAGGTTACAAAGGTTACTGCATCCTTTGCAATTGAAATTCCTTTTTGTGGACCAGCAGTTTTTTGAATACTACCCTGAGGGTAGTACATAAAATACTCTTCTATTTCTGGTTCAATGAACTCAGAAGTATCTTTTCTACCAGAGAGAACACCACCATAAGCTTGTGGTTGTTTCTTTTCTCTTCTGATAAACTTGGTCTTCAAAGCATCCATAAATCTAAGATCCTGAATGCCTTCCTCAGGTTTAGATAAATCAATTACTTTGTGATATAAAATTCTTCCATCAATATACCAATTCTTAAAAATTTCATGGGACTTTTTATCAAAGTCCATTAAATCTTTTATGTATTTGAATTCATCTCTGATGATTTTTTTGAGACCTTCACTAGCATTTAAGTTACTTAGTTCAATCTCTACTGGAGAATCATTTAGATCACTGA